TTTTAAATGACCACTTCAGATTATTTAATTGTTTTTCAACGTCTTTTTTTCTATCTGGTCTAGTGTCTAAATTAATGTAATATACATTCTCTAATTGACTCATTATTAACTATAATAAACTTATTTATATATTAGTATTTGCACATATATGTAATACTCAGAAATACTCGGAAATACTTGCAAATACTCGCTAATTTCAATTTATATCATTTAAAGTTACCTAAACATATTTTTATTAATTGCTTATGACTTACAATATTATTAATAACAATGTGCCGTTTGTTTTGATGAAAGACTTTGAACTAGTATTGAAATCACAGCGACACGCCAGTAATAATGTTGCTGACGCTAGCAACCAATGCTGTAATGATTGTGACAACGACGACATCTTTCTGTCTAAAAGCATATACACATATATACAGCAACTTAAAAAAGAAATTGATAATTATCAAAATGAATGGGACATTATTAAAAAATACGTTAATCCCTACGAATTCATACACACCAAAATTCCCGGCGACAAACTTGCCGTGTGTAAATACCTGCCTATTTCACGCTCTTTTTTTAAACTAATAGAAATATTTTATTGTGTGCAACTTAATAAAACAATTGAAAACAAAAACATCAATACAATGCATTTGGCAGAAGCCCCCGGAGGATTCATAGAAGCAATTCATTACTACGCAAAACAAAACAATACACATATAGATTCTTGTGTAGGACTTTCACTTCATGGTGTGAAATCTAATACACCATCATGGAATACATATTACATGAATACACTGCAAAATACCACCATTGAACAAGGCGTCAACAACTGCGATTTAACAAATTTCAACAATTACTTATACATCATTAATAAGTATCAACCTATGTATGATATTATTACAGCCGATGGTGGTTTTGATTTTTCTTGTGATTTTAACAACCAAGAAACACTTTCGCAACCACTTCTGATATCAGAAATGCTCTATGCAGTATCTTTGCAAAAACCCGGGGGCATGTTTATTCTTAAAATGTTTGACTGCTTCACTAAATTGAGTGCTGAAATAATATACATATTAAGCAGTTTTTACGATAAAATCTATATATACAAGCCAAACACCAGCAGACCAGCCAATTCTGAAAAATACATCATATGCAAAAATTTTAAATATCACGAAAAAGCTCGTAATGACCTTATCACCATTATACCAAACATTCTTAAAAACGCATACAACATACATTCGTTACTAAATTTCGATTTACCCTTGTTTTTTGTTAATAAACTTGAAGAAATCAATGCCATATTAGGTCAACAGCAGTTAGAAACTATTTCTAGTACTATTACGCTTATTACACACAAATCCCAAAAAGATAAGTTGGAAAGTCTAAAAAACAACAATATACAAAAATGCATCAATTGGTGCTGCAAGCACAATTTTTCCTATAACAGCCTATGATCTTTGCTTAACTTGGCGATGAAAAACCAGCGCCAATATTCCCCCCAGTATTTGTGCACCTACATAAGCGACATAGTCCATCAACGATAGTTTTTCATCCATATACATCATCGTGCTAACAGCAGGATTAAAATGCCCTCCTGATATTCCACCTCCAACAAATATCACTATTGCCAATGCTGCAGCTATACTTATAGCCGGATCAACCATAGGTTTCAGATTTCCCGCATTTAATATAGCAGTTAAAAATATCAGTGTTCCTAAAAACTCCACTAAATATTTTTCCAGATTCTTGTTATTTGTCTTATTCATTTATACTATATAGTATATGTATAAAATAAAATGAGCAATATCATTTATCATTTATAAATCAGTTTGATAAAAACATAAAACATTAGCATATAAAAAGCCGAAAGAAACATTACTTGTACTACTTCATCATGGAAATTTAAGTTATTGTTCGCTGCAGATTTTAAAAATCCTTTACCTGGTAACATATTGTAGTTCAACACATTGTAATTGCTGTAATCATTTAGGTTTAAATCTATTATTCCTCTATAGATCATTTTTGATAGATTATATATATATATATATACCTTATTATATTCAATTATATTATTCTATATTATATGAACTGGAAAGCGCAACCATTGTATAAAATATCAACAGCAGCATTGTACAAAAACACGATTAAAGATACTGACGCTAATTGCAAGGCTAATGCGTTTAGAGCGAAACCGACAATACATTATCGCCGACAATACTCCCCAAACACCACTTCTAAAAGTTCTTTATACCCCGCTAGAACATCCATCCTCAATGCCCCCGGATCGTATTCCGTGCAAACTATTAATACTCCTTGCACTGGATTAACACATCAACCCTCTAACATGCTATCCAGTCATGATGCAATCACAACATGTATAATTAAACCAGCAAAATGCAACGCTACATCATCTGATAAAAACGAAACGTTTCAAAGCAATCGTCAATTGTTATACAACAGATACAAAACATTTAAGCAAAATCAACCCAGCGGAGAAACCAGCCGCGCAACAAACTTCGGATTTTCCCAAGACACACATTTATGTAGCGACGGAATTCACTACGTAGTAAAATATCATAAACCTAAAAACACTAAGTTTTTCACTACTCAAGCTGTAACATCGAGCTCGCAAACACTGCGTCAAAAGTATGAAGTCATCAAAAAAGACATAAAATTTGGAGATTTTACCAAAAACTCACTAGCGTATGCTATGGCATACAACACACCAAACAAATCCAAACAATACGAACTGTTTGAAAAATGCCCAACTAAAGTTTCTAACAGAAAAAAAAACAAATATTGCTTTAAAAAACAAATATTGCTTTAAAAATTGTGAACACTAATCTCTACTTTAGTTTGAACGAATACATATACAACATGTGCTACATGCTGTTGGATGCTTACTGTTTTCTCTCTGAATATTTACTACACTATTGTGTTTAAACTCGTAAACAAGCAAATTGTTGTATTCTTCCATCGTAAAATACCCAATAGAGTAATCAGTGTTCAACATGTGTATTATTAATATTTCCACTAATGAGTCAATATTGTAATCAACCTGTATGCTTTTAAACGCATACATCACAAAATACCTTATTCTCCTTTCATTGTAATATCTGTTAGCACACTGTTTGATCACACTTTCCCTTAAGACCGCTTTCTCGTCTTCACTCAATATATCATATTTATTATGTAAGTAACTTTTATTAATGATATTCCTTAATTGCTCTTTCTCCATGTAGTAAACATATCTCGATTTGTTGTTTTGCATAAAATTTATCTTATAATATATATAAGATAAATGAAAAAATCAAAGAAAGTACGAAATCAAAAAATATATACTAATAAATCAGGAAATAAAAACAAAAGAAACATTGCAAAGATACGATCCCAAAAAATAAATGTTCACACAGAACCAACACAAGCATTATCAGGGAAGGTAATAGGTTCAGGCACGTATGGTTGCGTTTTTAAACCACCTATTAAGTGCAAAAATTCCAAAGGCAATTCCAAAGGCAAATCCAAAGGCAAATCCAAAGGCAAAAAGATTAGCAAGTTGATGTTGCTCGAAGAAGCGGAAAGCGAATATTACAAGCATCAAAAAATCAAAAAAATTCTCAAACAAATAAAAAACAGCAAAGACTATTTCTTGTTTTCGGATTCGTTGTGTTTGCCAAAAGATTTACCATCAAAGCTCTCAGCAAGAGATAAAAAATCTTTAGATGAATCGTGTGAATCTGAACGCATAACTGAATCATATAATGAAGATGGTTTTAGTGATTTAGCAATGCTTACAATGGAAGATGGTGGTTTAGATTTACAAAACTATATATTCTACCATGCAAACGAACCTGGACACAAATCCGCTGTTTTAATTAAACAGGTAGTTAAACACCTACATGATTTGCTGATAAATGCCATAATACCTATGAACAAACTCAACGTATATCATACAGATATTAAACCTTCCAACATAGTTGTGCGAACAAACAAAACAAAAATCCAACATTTCAAACTTATTGACTGGGGCTTATCCAAAATAAATATACCAGATAACCAACGATTTTCGTTTTTTATACATTTTAATTTTCCGTATGAATCTTTGTTGTTTGGTTTGTCCGAGAACTACACTTCGTTTTCCAATCTTAATCTAGATATTAAAAACATTATAAAAGAAGACACTGAGGACATACTTAGTGATCATATTATAAAAGATATTACTTTACTGTTCGGCACCCCGGACACCATATACACCAAAAAAATGGTTATTGATTTGTTGACCAACTATCTATTATCAATCGCTAGACAATGTTACGACGAAAAAAAAGGGTTTTTTGATCACAACATTCTCACTAAAAACTACTACTGCAAACTAGATTTATGGGGGTTCATGATATGTTTTATTGATTTATATAAAGTATATGGAGCAACTACAAATGATGTTATAAAGAGCTACCTGTTAAATATTTGTCACTACATCACCACGTATAAATATGATAAATCGGGCAAACTGGATATGAAATGGATTAATGCGTGGAGCAACAAGATCCAAGAGTTGTATAAAATTGAAATTAAAGAATAAACAAGTTATTATATAACTATTATATAATACAATGCTGACGAATACATCTGAAATCACCGGAATTCAATTTAGTATATTATCTCCGGATGAAATTCGACGCGGTTCTGTTGCAGAAATCACATCAAGAGATACATATATCAATAACAAGCCTGTTATCGGCGGCTTGTTTGATCCTAGAATGGGAGTCCTAGAACCCGGATTGATTTGTCCTGTTGATGGTCTAGACTATATTTCATCTCCCGGTTATTTTGGTCATATTGAGTTATCTAGACCGGTTTATTATTTTCAATATGTCTCTACAATTCAAAAAATTCTAAAATGTGTTTGTTTCAAGTGCAGCAAACTCCTCATTTCTAAAAAAAAATATGAACGTTTGCTAAAAAACGACAGCGGAGAAGCTAGATGGCTCAAGATTTGCGGTCTCTGCAGCAAAGTCAAATACTGTGGCGAGCACAATGATAACAGTAAAAACGCAAACAGTGATGGTGATGGTGGTGGTAGCGGTGGTAGCGGTGGTAGCGGTGGCGGCGGCGGCAGCGGTGGCAGCGGTGGTTGTGGATTCTTGCAACCAAGCAAGATCAAAAAAGAAAACATCGCCACACTAGTAGCAGAATGGGACAAAGATAAAATCAACTCCCT